GCACTTGTTTATAACTTAGTGGCTTTATTGTGGTTGTTAGATGAATAAAATTATTTTATGGCTAGATAAGTTATTCTCTGGGAAGACAGTAGCCTATCTATCAGGCAAAAGGAAATAGTATGCTAGGATTTAAAACTATCTCTACACTATTAGGCTCAGTCGGTGGTCTTGCTACTTCCTACTTAGATGGCAAAACAGCCGTACAAAAGGCTGAAGCCCAGATAAGAATGAAGGAAGCTACTGGAGATATTGACTGGGATCTTGCAGCTATAAGAGCTACCCAAGGCTCATGGAAAGATGAGTGGATTCTACTACTTTTTTCAATCCCATTAATACTAGCTTTCACTGGTGATTGGGGCAGAGAAACAGTAGCACAAGGATTTGCTGCTCTTGAAGCTATGCCACAATGGTATCAGCTATCATTAGGTGGAATTGTAAGTGCCTCAATAGGCATGAAGGGAATCGGTAAGTTCTATGGCAAGAAAAAACTAAAATAGTGTTATTATTAATACCTTATAGGCAAAGGTATATAGGAAACAGAAGATACCCTCTTGAGAATTTAAAGTACACAAATAGTTGGACAAGGAAAAGGAAAGAAGAATATGAGCTTTACACTAAGCAAAAAAAGTCTAAGCAAGCTAGAAGGCGTAGACAACTCATTGCAGAACTGCGTGAAACGAGCAATAGAATTAACCAAGATTGATTTTGGTGTAATTTGTGGGATGAGAACCCCAGAAGAACAGCAAGCCCTTGTCAATAAGGGTGCTTCACAAACCTTAAAATCCAAACACCTTGAAGGTCTAGCAGTAGACCTCATGGCTTATTTAGGAGGGAGGGCCTCATGGGAATTGAGTCTATATGACGATATAGCTGATGCCATGAAGGAGGCTGCAAAGCTTGAAAACGTGGGCATTCGTTGGGGCAGCTGTTGGCATATAGATGATATACGCACTTGGGATGGCACAATGGAAGACGCTATGAATGCGTATGTGGACCTCAGAAGGAGTCAGGGTAGAAGACCATTTATTGATGGACCTCACTTTGAGCTTGCATAATGTGGATGCCCATAATTTTAGTATGTACTGCACCGTATGTACAATCTTGTAATATTATTACAGGTATGGAATTATTAAGAGATCAGAACACATGTTTTGCTGAAGCAAGTGATAAAGCTACTCTTTTACTAGAACGCCCAAATATTTATATGGCTAAACCTGCATGTCAGATTCTTCCTACAACAATTAAAGAAAAAGAAATGGATATCTAATGACTAGAACTCTAACAGAGAAGCAGCAGAAGTTTCTTGATGTTCTCTTTGAGGAAGCTGAAGGTAATCCTGTTACTGCAAAGAAACTGGCAGGATACAGTGAGAACAACTCTACTTCAGCAATAACCTCATCACTTCAGGAAGAAATTGCTGATTTAACCAAAAAGTTTATCTCAAGCAGTGCAACTAAGGCTGCTTACTCTATGCATCAGATTATGCATAACCCTACGGACTTAGGCAACAAAGAAAAGATGATGGCAGCAAAAGATATACTTGACAGAGGTGGCTTTGTTAAAACAGACAAAGTTGAGGTTACTTCTGCAAGTCCACTCTTTATTTTACCACCAAAAGAAAATGAGAACAACTAAAAACTGGACTCTACCTAAACCAGAAGAAACAGAAGATGGCTACAACTGGAAGCCTGTCGTAAGAGTAGGAAGAACGATACCTTTTGGCTACAGGCAGAGTGAAGAAGACAAAGATCTACTCCTGCCTATCGTAGAAGAACTAGAACTACTAGAGAAAGCCAAGAAGTTTATCAGACAGTATAGCTACCGTCAAGTAGCAAACTGGTTGAGTACACAGTCAGGTAGAAACATTTCGCATGTAGGCTTAATGAAGAGAATTAGAATTGAACAAAAACGTAAGACAGAAGCTTCAACTCAACGCTACCTTGCCCAAAGGTACAAAGAGGCCCTACAAAAGGCGCAAGATCTTGAAGCCAAAGTTACAGGAAGAAGAGAAGAAGGTATCCCCACAGGTTAAACCTGAACCGATAGAAGTAGAAGTGGCCCAAAAGAAGGTTATCTTTGAACCTAACCCTGGACCTCAGACAGAGTTTCTTTCTTCTAATGACCGAGAAGTCCTCTATGGAGGCAGTGCAGGGGGTGGCAAGAGTTATGCCATGCTTGCAGATCCAGTACGTTACCTAAATAACCCACACTTTAGAGGACTGTTAGTTAGACGTACAACAGAAGAATTAAGAGAACTTATATCAGTTTCTAAACAGCTATACCCAAAAGCTATTCCTGATATTAAGTTTATGGAAAGAGATAAGACTTGGGTAGCACCATCGGGAGCAACACTATGGCTTTCTTACTTAGATAGGGATGATGACGTAACACGCTACCAAGGTCAGGCATTTAGTTGGATAGGATTTGACGAGCTTACACAATGGCCTACTCCCTATCCTTTTGATTATATGAGATCCAGACTACGTACCACCAGAGACAGTGGTCTAGAGCTTTATCAAAGAGCAACTACAAACCCCGGTGGCCCCGGCCATAGTTGGGTTAAAAGAATGTTTGTAGATCCTGCTCCACACGGTAAGCCATTCTGGGCAACAGATATAGAAACAGGACAGCAGTTGAAATGGCCTAAAGGTCATACCTTGGAAGGACAACCACTGTTCAAAAGGAGATTTATACCTGCTACGTTATTTGATAATCCATACTTAGCAGAAGACGGAATGTATGAGGCAAACTTGCTCTCATTACCAGAAAACCAAAGAAGACAACTACTAGAAGGAAATTGGGATGTTTGTGAAGGAGCAGCTTTTCCAGAGTGGAACAGAACCACTCATGTTGTTGAGCCTTACGATATACCTAGTAGTTGGACTAAGTTCAGAGCCTGTGACTATGGTTACGGAAGTCATACAGGCGTTCTCTGGTTTGCCGTTGCTCCTGATGAACAGTTAATTGTTTACAGGGAACTGTATGTCTCAAAAGTATTAGCTACCGATTTAGCTGATATGGTATTGGAGGCAGAACATGGAGACGGAACTATTCGTTACGGTGTGCTTGATAGCTCTCTTTGGCATAGGCGTGGTGACACTGGCCCATCGTTGGCAGAACAAATGATCATAAGAGGGTGTAGATGGAGACCATCAGACAGAAGTAAAGGGAGTAGAATTGCAGGGAAAAACGAGATTCACCGAAGACTGCAAATTGATGAATTTACCGAATCACCTCGCTTGGTGTTTTTTAATAACTGCACAAATACTATCGCTCAACTTCCGATAATTCCTCTAGATAAATCTAATTCAGAGGATGTAGATACAAAAGCAGAAGACCACCTTTATGATGCTCTTAGATATGGAGTAATGACAAGACCTAGAAGTAATCTGTTTGACTACAACCCTGAGACACAACGTAGTGGATTTCAGGCGGCAGATGCAACATTTGGATATTAAGGATAAACTATGGCAGAAGATACAGAACAAATAGCAATGGATTCTGAAGAATCGGCAGCAATAGAAGATATGTCGGAAGATTCTTACAATGACGAACCAACAGGTCAGATAGAAAGGTTTGTCAAGGAAAAGTTTACAAAGGCAGAATCAGCTAGAAGAACTGATGAAGAACGGTGGATACAAGCCTATAGAAACTATAGAGGTATTTATGGTCCTAATGTCCAGTTTACGTCTACTGAAAAATCCAGAGTATTTGTTAAGGTTACTAAAACTAAAGTTCTTGCTGCCTACGGTCAACTTGTAGAAGTTCTTTTTGGTGGTAATAGGTTTCCTCTAGGGATTAGCCCTACTGTTCTGCCTGAAGGAGTAGAAGAAACTGTTAGCCTAGAAACTAACCCTCAACTCAAAGAGGCTCTAGGACAGCCAGAAACAGCCCCTACAGAGGAAAGATCACTTTTGCCGGGGGAGACCCTACCAGAATTTAATGAGCGTGTAGGGCCTCTTAAAGACGATCTGAGCGCAGTTGAGGAAGATATAGAGTTTAAACCTAGTGGAAGTCCTTCTTCTGTACAGTTTCATCCTGCAATGGTTGCAGCTAAAAAGATGGAGAAGAAGATCCATGACCAACTGGAAGAGTCTAACGCCAAGAAACAACTAAGGGCTGCTGCCTTTGAAGCTGCTTTATTTGGTACTGGTATTATGAAAGGACCTTTTGCAGTTGATAAAGAATATCCTAATTGGGATGAAGAAGGTGAATACAAACCAATATTCAAAACTGTACCACAAACTTCCAGTGTTTCTATATGGAACTTTTATCCTGATCCTGACGCACAGAATATGGATGAGGCAGAGTACGTCATAGAGAGACACAAAATGTCTCGTTCTCAACTACGTGCTTTAAAGCGTAGACCTTTCTTTAGATCTAATACTATTGATAGAGCTTTGGAGATGGGTGAGGATTACGATAAAGAGTGGTGGGAACATGCAATGGAAGAGGATAATGAAGATGATTATTCTCAAAGGTTTGAAGTTCTAGAGTTCTGGGGTTTTGTAGATCGTAAGATTATTGAACAATATGATGTAGATATTCCTAAAGAACTTAAAGATGTTGATCAACTTAGCGTAAATGTATGGATCTGTAATGGCTGTGTATTACGTTTAGTGATGAACCCTTTTACTCCTGCCTATCTCCCTTACTATGCTACACCTTATGAAATGAACCCCTACAATATCTTTGGGGTAGGTGTTGCTGAAAACATGGATGACACTCAGACGCTTATGAATGGCTTTATGAGAATGTCAGTAGATAATGGCGCACTCTCAGGAAACCTTTTGATTGAAGTAGATGAAACCAACTTAGTTCCCGGTCAAGATCTAAGTGTGTACCCCGGAAAAGTCTTTAGAAGACAAGGTGGCGCACCTGGACAAGCTATCTTTGGTACAAAATTTCCCAATGTCTCTAATGAAAACATGCAGATGTTTGACAAAGCTAGACAGCTTGCAGATGAATCTACTGGTTTTCCTTCGTTTGCTCATGGTCAAACAGGCATACAGGGTGTAGGTAGAACTGCATCTGGTATTTCCATGTTGATGAATGCAGCGAACGGTTCTATTCGTAACGTCATTAAGAATGTAGATGATTACCTTCTAGGACCTTTAGGTAAAGCATTCTTTAGTTTTAATATGCAGTTTGACTTTGATCCAGAGATTAAGGGTGATCTTGAAGTTAAGGCTCAAGGTACAGAAAGCTTGATGGCTAATGAAGTACGCAGTCAGAGATTGATGCAGTTCATGCAGACAGTATCTAATCCTGCTCTTGCTCCTTTTGCCAGAATGGATTATATCGTCAGGGAAATTGCTAAGAGTATGGATCTTGATCCAGACAAAATAGCTAACTCCATGAGCCAAGCTGCAGTACAAGCAGAGATACTCAAGAAGTTTCAAGAGGCTAATCCACCTCCTGCACCTCCACAACAAGGTATGCCACCTCAAGCACCAGTTCAAGGTGGGCAACCCCCTGCTCCTCCCGGTGGACAAGTAGAAGATACACAAGGATCTGGTGGTGGAACAATAGGAACAGGTTCAGTACCAACTCCAGATGAACCCGGATTTTCTGCTAATAACCAAGGACCTATGCAATGAACCTAAAGAAACTTGTCAATGACAAACCCCTTTGGGATAACTTTGTAGAATACATAGATCATATTATAGATCAACAGCATAAAGCTATGGAACAAGCAGAAGACAGCATCATGCTTTACAGGGCGCAGGGTGCGATTGCTACTTTAAAAAGACTAAAGTATCTTAGGGATGAGATGAATGGCAGCAGTTGATAGCACAGAAAAAGCTTTTTCTAATAGGTGGAGAGAAGGTGCTGAAGAGATCCTCTCTCAAGAAAAACCTGTTAAAATGCCTGAAGGTTTAGATCAAGAATCAACTAGGACAAATCCTACTAAAGAAGAATATCAAAAACGAGCTATAGATGCAGGTAAATTTATTGCAGAAATGACACCAATTATCGGTGATGCAATGGCTGCTAAAGAAGTTTATGATGAAATACAAAGAGAAGATACTAATTGGTTATATGTGGGAGCTTTGGGAGGAGCTGCTGTTATAGGCTTAATCCCCGGATTAGGAGATGCTGCAGCCAAACTTATTAAAAAAGGTGCTGAAAAAGCTTTAGATATAGGTAAACGTGTTGAAGTTGATCCTAATGCTCTAGGTTCTACTGGTGGTAATCTTAGGTTAAAACCTAAAGAAGAACCACCTTTAATGATGAGTAATAAAGAATATGATGCTAGGATAGCAGAGCTTGATAAAGCAGAAACAGTAAAAGAATGGCAAACAAATGCAAGAAAGTTAGTTACTTCTGGTCGTGTGGCAGATCCTGTAGTAAGAACTCCAGAGTTAGAAGAATCAGCAAAAAAGTTAATAGATGGTAAGATTACAAGAAAACAACATTTAGAAAAGGTAGATGAATTTAAACCTGTAGGAGCTTGGGATGATTTACCTAGAGAACCTTCAGATAAAGCTGTAGTTTTTGCTTTAAATAATGAACAAAGAGAAATGGGTAATTTTATTTTACCCAATGCAAAAAAATTAAACGTAAAAAAATCTAATATTAAAATAGGAGATAGATTTTTAGGTAGGTTAGATATACCTGCATATAAAGCATATGATACTTGGATTATAACAGGAGTAACTCCCAAAGGAGATAAAGGTAGCACTTATGCTAAAGCAATACATTATACAATAAGAGAAGACAAACCTGTTATATTCAAAGCTACGCAAGCTAAAGGTGAAAAAATAGGTGTGGGAGAGGAAGGTAAAGTAGGGTATGCAACAATAGATGGTAATGTAAAAGATCTGGATGTAGATGCAATACGTGCTAAAGCTTTAAAATATTTAAATGATCCTGAATGGACACAGGTAGGTTTTGATCCACGTAGACAGGCAGGTTTCTATGTAAGAGCAGGTAAGAATAAACACGTACCTGTGAGAGAAGCAACAGAGGTAATACAGATAGGACCTCTTATATTAGCAAAAAATGCTAAATTAGATTTTGATCACAAAGGTTATAACAAAGGTGGGATGATGGAACAACAAATGAGCTTATTTGAAGAAGGTGGGATGAAAGATGATGGCCTAAAGAAAGACCCTGTTAGTGGTAATGATATTCCACCCGGATCTCTTGCTAAAGAAGTTCGTGATGATATACCTGCACAGTTAAGTGATGGTGAATATGTTGTTCCTGCAGATGTCGTTCAGTATTACGGTGTGAAGTTCTTTGAGGATCTTAGGATGGAAGCTAAACGTGGTCTTGAAGAGATGGATGCTACAGGCAGAATAGGTGGAGAACCTGTGTCTATGACTATGATTGCTGTAGGTGAAGCAGAAAAAGAAAAGAAAGCTTTAGGTGGACCTGTAGGTTATGCTAATGGTGGTGTATCTGACGATATGCAACAAATAGAAAAATCTAGAACTTTTAATCCTGCCGATTATGCCGTATTAGGTTTTACTCCAGTAAGTCCTGTAGCACAAACTGGACAAACATCTCAACAAGGAGTAACAAGAACTGTGACTTACTATCATGGAGAGACAGGTGAATCTAGGGTTGTAACATTTGTAGGTGGTGTTGTAACTCCTCCCACTGATCTTCAATATACTCAACCACCTTGGTCTACAAATAAACCTTCTCCGACTAAAGTAGAAGAAAAGAAACAAGAAAGAGATGACAGCAAAGATCCAGAGTTTATATCTACTTCAGCACTAGCAAGTGATCCTGCCTTTAAGGATATGAATGCAAAAGCTATTTTAGACAAAAACGGTAATGTTATGACGATGACCAAACAAGGTTATGGTGCAGTATTAACTTCTGCAAATCGTTTAGGTTTAGATATTAATGAGTACTATAATTTACCTATGTCAACTAAAGCAAAACTTGTAGGTCAAGAATTAAAGTCTGCTTTTGGTGGAAAAATAGATGAATCTAGAGTAGATAAAATTATTGCAGACGCAGCTGAAGCAGGGCCTACATTATTTGATAGACTTATAAGTTTTGGTAAAAGTCTTTTTGGTATAGATGATACTGAAACATCAATCACTACTCCTCCTAGTGGTAAACCTACAAGTAGTGGAGCTATAGAAGAATCTACAACTCCTTTAAGCAGACCAGATAATTTAGGTGGATCAGATGATGATAAACCTTCATTTATTAAAGGTATGACTACTGCAGATAGACTATCAGCAAAACCTAAAACTAAAGCAGAAACTTTTAGAGAACAAGAAAGATCTCGTATGCAAGGAACTGCAGGAACTCAAGAAAAAGGAATACCAGATGCATCAGGGAATATTGTTCCCTTTAACAAAGGAGGGCTAATAAACAAACCAAAACGTACCCCTAAGAAGCCTAGAGGAAAGGGCCTAGGCAATAGAAAGTAATTTGGCTACTCAACTTCGGTTGACCCCAAGAAAGGATCAAAAATGCCAGAATTAGAAAAGGTTGAACAACCAAAAAAAGTCTTAGTTAATAAAAAGAATAGTATCTATAACGAAAAAATAAAGAAAGAAGAAGAAGAACTCAAAGAACTAATGGATGAGCAAAAGGGAGAGGTTAAGGATAAAGAAGAAGCTCAAAAACCTAAACCTGAAGCTGAACTTAGTGATGAGGAAAAATCTTTTAAAACTCGCTATGGAGATGTAAGGAGACACCTAGCTGCTAAAGAGAAACAATACAATGCCAAAATTAAGGAGCTAGAAGAAAAGCTTGGTCAAACAGAAAAGCTTGTACCACCTAAATCAGATGAAGACTTACAGGCATGGGTAGATAAATACCCTGATGTAGCAGGGATGGTGGAAACAATAGCCGACAAAAGAGCCAAGCAGATGTTTGAAAGAGCTAACATACAGTTAGAGGAACTTAGCAAGGCAAAAGAAGAAGCAACAAGGAGTCGTGCAGAGAATGAAATTAGGGAAGCACATTCAGACTTTGATGACTTACGTGATTCCGATGAATTTCATAATTGGGTGGAAGAACAGCCTAAGTGGGTTCAGAACGCTCTGTATGAAAATACGGATGATGCTCCTTCAGTTGTACGTGTGTTGGATCTGTATAAGATTGATAATGGACTTACGAAATCTGATCGCAAAAGTAAAACAAAAGCTGCTGCCTCGTTGGTAGACAGGGGATCTAAAGCAAAAGTAGACGTTGATGAATCTTCTGGAAGAATTAAAGAGTCTGATGTAGAAAAAATGTCTGCTAAAGAATACGAAAAGAATGCAGAATCTATACATGAAGCTATGAAATCTGGCAAATTTGTGTATGATATCTCAGGAAATGCACGATAAGGTCTTGACAAAAGACATTTTATCTGTATAACTAACCCTTAGACATAAAGCCTCTGTTATAGACTACCTTTATGTGTAAGTAAAGTAAAGACTAAACTAATAAAAGACTACCTATATAAGTATAGACCCAAAGGTTATTAGGTTCGCTACCTAATAGTTTTTTGCACTCTAAAAAGTATAGCCTCTTCTAAGGTGTTTAGCTTTTAAGTAAGCCAAACAATCAGGAGGATTTTATTATGGCTTTTAAAACCGCAGCTGGCTATGGTAATCTGCCCAATGGTAACTTTTCACCAGTTATCTATTCCAAGCAGGTTCAGTTAGCCTTACGGAAGAGTACTGTTGTAGGACAGATTACTAATTCCGATTATTTTGGTGAGATCTCTTCAATGGGAGATACCGTCAGAATTATTAAAGAGCCAGAGATCACCGTCAAAGAGTATGCTAGAGGAACACAAATCACTCCTCAAGATCTTGATGACGAGGATTTCTCGCTTGTAATTGATAAAGCAAACTACTATGCTTTTAAAGTTGATGACATTGAAGAAGCTCACTCGCATGTGAACTTTGGAAGTTTAGCATCTGATCGTGCAGCCTACCGTCTATCTGATCAGTATGATCAAGAAGTTCTTGGTTATCTCTCAGGTTGGAAGCAGTCAAGCATTAGTTCTGTAGCATCTGCAGCTAATACTACTGTTTCAGGAACTAAGGCTGTTTCAAGTGCAGAATCTAATGAACTTTTAGACTCTATGCTTGTTGATGCTAATGACTTTAATAGTGGTACAGCAGGTAATTCTATTGTTGTTAAACCAAGAGCAGGTGGTGATTCGCTTAACACAACAACTGCTAATGCAACTCCTTTAGGTGTTATTGCAAGAATGTCAAGGAAACTTGATCAACAGTACGTTCCTTCTTCAGAGCGTTGGTTGGTTGTAGATCCTGTTTTTGCAGAGCTACTGAAAGATGAAGACTCTAGACTTTTCCAAGCAGATTGGGGTGGATCTGGCCTAAAGAATGGTCTTATCCTAGACAATGTGCATGGATTTAAGGTCTATATGTCTAACAATCTTCCTGCTAAAGGTAATGGTGCAACAGGAGCAACAGCTACAGGTTCTACCCATTTTGGTGTAATCTGTGCAGGTCATGCTTCTGCTGTAGCTACTGCAGAGCAGATTAACAAGACAGAAACCTACCGTGACCCTGACAGCTTTGCTGACATTGTTCGTGGTATGCATTTGTATGGCAGAAAGATCCTCAAACCAGAGGCACTTTCTAGAGCATACTATGTATCTGGAATATAGGGAGGGATTAGAAAATGGCTACTTATGATATGACATCTTCTGATACTACTGGAGTATCATCCAACTCTATCGCTGCCCTACCATCCAATACTGGAATGGCTAACATGCGTATGATCCAAGCTTATTTGGATATTGATGCGCTTGTAGCTGAAGGGTATTCTGGAGCAGATGGTGATATCTTTCAATTACTTGAGATTCCTGCAGGTTGTCTAGTGCTTTTTGCAGGTGCTGAAGTAGAGAAAGCATTTACTTCAAGCTGTACTTTAGATATGGACTTTGGAGCAGGTGATGACATCATTGATGGTGCTGATATTACCTCAACAGGATTCTGTGCTGAAGGGTCTAATGGACAGTCTAATGATGTAACAACAGGTGCAGCTTCTACGTTTACACAGTTTGTATCTTCTGATGATACGATTGATTGTAAAATTGCAGGTGCAGCTCCTGCTACAGGAAGACTAAGAGCCTATGCTTGCGTCATTGATTGTAATGATGTTGGTGCATCAGGCAAAGCCGACACGGTTGATAGAGACCAATTGGCTTAATAACATTAATTGAGGGGGCAGGGAGACTTGCCCTCTCTTTTAACATAAAGGATTTTTAATGGGTAGCGTTACTACGGCAGTATGTAATTCGTTTAAAACAGAACTTCTTAAAGGCTATCACGATTTACACGGTAGTAGTACAATTAAAATAGCCCTAATTAAGGATAGCCCTAGTGGTACTTATAATAAGACCACAACAAATTACACCAGTGTCACAGGAAATTCAGATGAGGTATCAGCCAGTGGAACAAACTATTCCACAGGAGGATATGTTCTTACCAACGTAGCTGTATCAATAGCAAGTGATACGGCTCTTGTTGATTTTGACGATATCGTTATATCAAGTGCCTCTTTTTCTGCAGATGGTGCAATTATCTATGAGTCAGAAGCTAGAGGAGAAACTGGCTCTACAGAAACTGGTAAAGCAATAGCAGTAATAAGTTTTGGTAGTACGCAAACATCTACTAATGGTACGTTCACGATTAGCATACCATCAGCAGGTGCTTCAACAGCAATTATAAGGATTGCCTAATGGCTTTAGTTGTAAAAGACAGAGTTAAAGAAACAACCACAACAACTGGTACAGGTACAGTTACATTAGGTGGTGCTGTATCTGGATTTCAAACTTTTACTTCTGTATTATCTAATGCCGATACAACTTACTACGCTATTATAGATTACGTTAATAATGACTTTGAAGTAGGATTAGGAACATTTACGTCTAGTGGTACAACATTAGCACGTACAACCATACTGGAAAGTTCTAACTCTGGTAGTGCAGTAGACTTGGAGAGTGGAACTAAAGAAGTCTTTATTACCTACCCTGCAGAAAAGTCTGTGTATCTTGATGCAAGTAACCAACTTGTAATCAATGGTAGTGCAGTAACGGCTAGTGCAACTGACCTTAATCTTATTGATGGAATTACAAACGGTACAGTGATTGCAAGTAAAGCTATTATTACTGACAGCAACAAAGACATATCGGGTGGTCGTAACATTACAATCTCTGGTGAGTTAGATGCTGCTACTTTAGATCTTAGTGGTAATGCTGATATAGATGGAACACTGGAAGCTGATGCTATAACAGTAGACGGTACGGCTCTTAATGAATATATTGCTGATACGGTTGGTGCAATGGTATCTAGCAATACAGAAACAAATATTACCGTTACCTATGAGGACTCTGATAATACATTAGACTTTGTTATAGGTACGTTAAATCAAGACACAACAGGAACAGCCGATAACTTTACAGTAAGTGCTAATAATAGTACAGATGAAACAGTCTACCCTGTATTTGTAGATGGAGCTACAGGAAGCCAAGGTGCAGAGACAGATACAGGTCTTACCTATAACCCTTCTACTGGTCTTCTAACTTCTACTGGATTTTCAGGAAATTTAACAGGAACATTACAGACAGCAGCTCAAGCTAATGTTACTTCTCTAGGTACATTAACAACTTTAACAGTAGACAATGTTATTATTAATGGTTCTACTATAGGCCACACCGGGGATACAGACTTAATGACTGTAGCCAGTGGGGTGTTGACGGTTGCAGGAGAAGTAGACGCTACAAGTCTTGATATTAGTGGTGACGCTGACATTGATGGCACATTAGAAGCAGATGCTATTACAGTAGACGGAACAGCATTGGCAACCTATATAAGAGATACCGTTGGTACTAATATGTTGTCTAGTAATACAGAGACAGGTATTGCAGTAACTTATGATACAACAAACGATAATATAGATTTTGCTTTAGATGCATCACAAACAGTCTTTACATCAATTACTAATACAAGTTTGTCTGTGGGAAGAGATGCTGATAATCAGATTAAATTTGACACAGATAACGAGATAACTTTTAGAGTTAGCGCAGGAGACAATGTTGTTTTTAAAGCTAGTGGAGAGATAGAAGCATCTAGTCTTGACATTAGTGGGGATGTAGACATAGATGGAACACTTGAAGCAGATGCTATTACAGTTAATGGTACAGCATTATCTTCCGTTATCTCAGGTACTACTGTAGATCTTGCTACAAGTATTACAGTAAGTGCCAATAATAGTACAGATGAAACTGTTTATCCTGTGTTTGTGGATGGTGCAACTGGAACACAGGGAGCAGAAACCGATACTGGATTAACTTACAACCCTTCTAGTGGACTATTAACAATAAGTGGGGAACTTGATGCAGGTTCTCTTGATATATCTGGAAATGCCGACATTGATGGTACACTAGAAGCTGACGCTATAACAGTAGATGGTACTGCTCTTAATGAGTATATAGCCGATACAGCAGGAGCAATGTTTTCTAGTAATACTGAAACAGGTGTTACTGTCACGTATCAAGATGCAGATAACACAATTGATGTTGCAGTTGACGCAGCCCAAACAACAATAACTTCTCTTCTTGCTACTGATATAAAAATAGGTGAAGATGATCAAACAAAGATAGACTTTGAAACAGCAGATGAAATACATTTTTATGCAGCTAATGCAGAACAGGTCTATGTTGCTGATGGCATATTTGGTCCACAAACTGACAGTGATGTAGACTTAGGCTCAAGTTCTGTTCGTTGGAAAGATGCTTATGTTGATAGTGTAACCACAACAGGTAATGTTACAGTTGGTGGAAATTTAAGCGTTACAGGTACAACTACGACTGTGAATACAGTTACAATGGAAGCTACTAATGCTATTGTTTTTGAGGGTGCAACAGCAGATGCCTATGAAACTACATTAAGTATTGTTGATCC